TCATTGACAACCGCTAAAAGCATATTACTTCCAGAAATATTTCCAGAATAAAGTGCAAGATTAGCACCAACATCAATCAAAACTGGGTAAAGTTCATTTGTTACATAGAGTTCACCATGTGTAACTCCATCACCGTTTGTTTTAGTTACTGAAGGCATTATAGTTCCTTAAAGATTATTGTGGTATTTATCGTTTGTTGATCCATTTAATTGTTGTTGAATGGTTATAATAAAAATTTTTACTAGTACAATTATCTTTACATCGTGTTAAAGGATCAATTTTTATATTATCATTAATTCCATCTGATATTCGTTTAAAATAATTATTTGATAAAATATCTTTTAATTTTGTATAGTTAATATTCATTAATTTGTTATCAATGTTAGAAAGTTCATCACTATACTCAACATTATCTAACATACAACAAGGATAAACTATACCATTAGATTTTATAAAAACTTCATTTCTTCCGTAATAATCATGCGCACGGCATGTTATTGAATTAAAAGGTTTTTTATCATTGAAATCTTCTGGTTTATCAAAAGGAAAAAACGGCATCTTTTTAAAATTATATTCATCTTTAAATTTATTATCATTTATATCTGGAGGTTCTAATAGATAATCATTTATTTTAATTTTGCGACCATACAATTCCCATCTATTAGATATCAATGGTCTAAATTTAGTAAAATTTAATTTTTTCGCTAACTTTATAGCATCATTGACTTGATGTTGGTTATGTTTAAAAATTAAAAATTTCCACTCTGCCCACCCACCATGTGAGATAAAACAATTAATATTATTGATAAGTTTGTTCCACTTAACTCCACGACGATAAAGATGATTGGTATCTTCTAACCCATCAATTCCAAAAACAACTTTTACATTTATTTTTGCTAATTTTTGCCAAAATTTTTCATCACGAATGCCGCCATTGGTATGCAATTCCAGCAAACAATTTGGATTTAAATTTCTAACATATTCAAATATTTCAAAACATTCTGGATTCATAAGTGCATCGCCGTATACACCACAACTCCAAAATAATTTTATCTTAGATAAAATTTCTTCCCCAATGCCATTTTTTATTGTTTCTAAAGAAGTATGAGTTGAATTAACAAATTGTGTTAATAAATTTCCGTGAGCATCAAATCGTGCACACATTGGACAACTTGCATTACACCAGTTAGTCATATCTAACCAAATGCTATTGATATTTTCAGAAGTTATGTAAGACATTGTTAATGTATTTACCAAAACAAAACCCGCCGAAGCGGGTTTGTTTGTTACATTGTCGCAATAACTGATTACGAGAATGAAAGGTTGCTAACACCAATTTCCGAAAGGTAATCACCAGCATTACCAAGCGAAGAAGCGGTATTGGTCAACTCAACATATCCGTAACGAGTCATAAATCCAACGACTGGTTCAAACGTTGCTGGATCAAGCACAACGCCAGAACTCATCAATGGGATGTATGGACAATAGAATGCAGCTGCGTCAGCTTCAGATGTTCCTTTGTAACCAACAAGAACAGGAGTTGTATCGGAAGCATACGAGTCAACATAGATACGCATTGCGCCATTGAGAGTACCAACAAACTTGGTGTTTGTGGGTGCTTCAAATGTACCTTCTGTGGTACGAGCAAATGCAGATGTTGTTGCCGACTGAAGAACTGTGAGTGCTGCTGGGGAAACAACTGCCCAGTTACCAGCGCCACGACGTGTTCTTTGTGCGATCAAGTTTGCAGAACGGTTGATGAGAACGGAAAGAGCAGCATGCTCATCACCAACAAATGTTGCAGTACCCGAAACAGCGGCTTGATCATAAGAAAAGTCTTGAGCAGCAAGAGAGCGCAAAGAAGCAAGAACTTCTTGGTCAATCTCAACGGTGATTTCTTGAGCAAGAGCAGCCATAATTTCTGCTTCAATGTCAAGACCGTGCATTGCTTGTGCATCTTGTGCGGCTTCAAATGTCCAACGTGCTGAGAGCTTACGTGTTTTAGCCTCAACGACCTGTTTCAAGATCTGAACGTTGATTCTACGACCTGGTTGTCCTTCAAGACCAGCGGTAGAATCAGCACGACCAGTTGTAGAGTTACCAGAATAGGCAACTGCAATCTTAAATGGTGAGAGAGCCTCGTCACCAGCGGCAACAGTTGTGTTATCAAGAGTAGAACCTGCGGCAAGTGCGTCAGCATAACGAACACGAAGTGTGTGGATCTGAGCAACAGGTCCAGTCATTGGTTGAACACCAACAATCTCGTTAGCAATAACAGTAGGCATAACTCGGCGGATAACAGGAAGAATCACTCGGTTGAGTGTTGCAACGTTACCTGCAGCAGTTGCGCCAGCTGTAGCATTTTCCATCAGGTGCTTGCGGGTGTTCTCAAGGATCACACCCATTGTGGTTCTACGTGAACCATTTAAGCCATCAAGCAGGGCTTCTCTTGTTTCGCCCCAACGGCCTTCTAATAGTGCTTGTGTCATAATTACCTTCTCCTAATTAGGGTTATTTTAGCCCTGCTAAACGTTTTAACTCAATAACATTAGTATCGTCTTGAGTTTCAACGCTGACCTTAGCAGTTTTATCTCCAGTTACTTCTTTACGACTCTCTGTAAGAACTTGGGCAGATTTTTCAACTTGCTTTTCTTCTTTAACAGATGAGTTGTTAAGAACAGCCGGAAGATACTTTTCATATGCAGACTTCAACCTATCCGTCTGCACAGACTCAAGAAGCTGCATCATCACTGATTGCTTCTGAGCATTCAAGGGCTTGAGTAAACTGGCCAGAGTTTTCTCTCGCTCTTGTGATTCTTTGAGGACACGGATTTGATGCTCGTGTGACTCAGCCAACTCAGACTTCTTAACAGCAAGCTTTTTAGCTTCTGTAAGTTCAGATTTAAGTTTGGCGATTTCCTTATTTTCGTTAAGGTGAGTAATAGCAAACTCTGAAGCAAATGCTTCAAAGAGACGACGACCAAAATTGTTCTCACGAGCAACTTGGATATCCTCTTTCAGTTGAGTAAGTTCTTTTGTTAAAGACTTGCCAACTGTTTCTTTCACCAACTCAGCGCTGCGAGCAACAAATTGCGTTTGCAATTCAGCCAATTTTCCTTTGGCTTCTGAGATTAAACGAACTTTTGTCTCAACAAGTTCACGCTTATCATGAGCAAATTCTTGAATTTCCTCGGCGAGCGCTTTGACTGTAAATTGCTCAAGTTTGCTAATAGCATTCTTGTATTGTTTACGGTCTTCACGAAGTTCTTTGATTTCTTCAACTAACTTGCTTGTGAGAAACTGCTCAAACTTCTGAGCACTTTCTTTCATATGCTGATTATAACGAACACGATCAGCAGCAAGTAATTGCTTTTCTTCAACGAACTCTTTAATTTCTTGTTGGAGACTTTCGGAAACCATTTTGTCAAGAGCTTCAACCATAACCCCCTTATCGTGTTCATAACGACCTGCAAACTCTTCACGCATTTCTGCACGAAGTTGTTCACGAGCTTCATTAAGTTTGGAATCCCAAGCTTCCGTAATGGCTTTTTGGGTGTCCTCGTTAATGATGCCACTATCAATAAGTGGTTTTAGTGTATCTAACATAGGTTTCTCCTATTCAGAACTATTCACCCCCATGGTGATTACGCTGTAGTTCAACAGCGACCGACTACGGTATTCTTTACTTCAACTTCAATTCTTTAATCAATTTTGTTACCGATTCTTGTAAATATTTTTGCACCTTTTGATCATGCAGTGCTTCACGAGCAATTTCAGGAACACGATGACCATGACGCATATTCATAAGACCTTCATAAATGGCTTTGGGATAAGCGTTGGGTGCAGATGGTTGCGCTACAATATCAACAGTAATAATCTCAAAATCAGAAACTTGTCCAGTAGATTCATTAACATTACCAGAACCTCGTGAACTTACTCCAAGTTTCACACCATTTTGCAACATTGTTGTAACTAGTTGTCCCATTGGTGTAGGAATAATTTTAAGTTTACCAAATCCATTTGCACCATCCATCCACATATCTTCAATTTTATGACAAACACGATCTAAATTAATTTTTAAATCATCAGGATGGTCTAGTTCACCAAGAACAGAATATCCATCAGAAATTTGTTTTTTAATTGAATCAACAGCAGATGATATTTGGTTAGTAGGGTAAACACGTTGATTAGCGTTTTTTACCCCACCTTGAATAAAAATACCCTTCATATAAAGAGTTTTTTCCTTACCCTCACCATTAGACTCTGCTAGAACTTCCATTCTAGCATTGTCAAATGATAAACTTTCTCTAAGTAGGTTAAAACTCATTTAGGTTCCTTATTCGCCTGTTTTTGCTTTAGGTGCAGAATCAAGTCCAGCTTTTCCGCCAGGAACATTTTTGTTACCAGCATCTTCAACTTTAGGGGATTTTACTTTACCACCAGTTTCATCACCACCCTGTGCAATATTATCAGCGGTACCACCCATATCATTCTTTCCTGCTACTGGTCCGGCTTTACCGTCACCTTCTTCGGTATTAGAAGGAGCAGAAATTTTTTCAACATATTCACGAATCCATTCGGCTTCGGTCATTTTACGAGAAGGTTTGATTTCTTTAACTTCTTTGGTGGATTCTTGAATTTCTTCTGATTCTTCAGAAACTTCTTCTGATTCTTCAGAAACTTCTTCGGTTTCCATCATTGATTCTTCGTCTTCTTCAGACGACTCATCACCCATTTCCATCTCATCTTCGCCTTGCTCTCCCATAAGTTCATCAAACTTTGCTTGGAGTTCATCAAGTTCAGACTCAAGATCCATGACTTTTGCTTCTAATTCTTCTTCACCACCTACATCAGCGTGATGATCTTCTTCGCCAGCGTCCATGTCCATGTCCATGTCCATGTCGTCAGCATTCATTTCATCCTCAGATCCCTCATCAGATATATCAAGATCTCCGCCTTCTTCATCTTCTGCTTCAGCGAAAGCTTCTTCTTCGGTAGCAACTTCATCTACCATTTTTTCCATATCTGTTTCAGCAAGATCTTCTTCGTCAACGATTGACTCATAGATTTCTCGTGATTTTTCAACAACGATCTCGTGAAAGAGTTCACGGGCTTTTTCTTCATTCTCATTGATAATATATTCAATGAGTTGTTCGTATTTGGTTGCCATTTGTTTCTCCTATGGTTTC